CATTATGTAAACGATCCAAATAACCCGTTAAACAACGAAAGAACATATGCAATCGGTGGACATGATGGTTCAAATATAACATTTACAGAAGGTTTACAAACATTTCTTTCAAAGTTTGATAGAAGAGATCAAATAGAAGGAGATCATTGGAAGTATGTTGGAGGATCAACCGAAGAGTGGCATCAAGGAGCTACAAGCAATTTTAACTTTTTAGGAGATCTTGTTATACGTGTAGGTAATACTTCTCAAGAAGCTGTTAATGCGGTCCAAAAAATAAATGAATATATTGGGCAAATTGTTGCTCCTCTATATGCGAATAACACAGGTAGTGGATCTCCTACACCAGGCAGTTCTTCAAGCCCAGGGGTTAATAATGCCCCTGTACAAGCTGATATAAATGGTATACCTGGAGAAGATCTACCACCTATGGGTGGTGTTAACCCGGGTGTTACAGAAGGCATTCAAAATAATTCTAATAACTTAATAGTTACCCCTATTGGAAATAATGAAACCGGGATAAGCTTAATAAACCAACAACCCCAATCTTTTATTAATCTTGCAAATCAGCGTGCAATAGCTAATCCTACATCACCAATTAATATAGTTGCAGCAGCTGGTGAGTTTCCGACTATTTCTCAAAATGTTATAAATCAAAATACAAATTATCAACCTACAGGACCTATTGCAACAATAAAAACAACTAATAGAACAGGTGCAACAAGTATTACTACCGGTCGATTATTTACAGAACAAGATCTTCAAAATTTAGGTTATGCACCTAGATAGCATTTATAAAAACAACAAATAATTAAAACATATGGCTGTAATTGACAATACAAATTTCGGGCAAAATTATAATAATTTACAAACTCAACTCAATCAACCAATAACTAAAAATTTTAATCTTACTGGTAATTTACAAATATACTCAAATCAGAGTACAACATTATATCAAGCGAATATAGCTAAAATAAATAGTGGTTTAACCGCTGGTGGTAATTCATATATAAATTATAGCTCTCAAAGTACTTCTGACATTGTTCGGAACGAGTTAATACAAAAAGGAGTTGAAACGGGAACAAATAATTTTTCTTCTCCAACTCAAATGGACCCGTCTACAGCTCAACTTCCCCCACAAGATCAACAAGCATGGCTTAATAATGCCTATGCAGGTATTGCAGGTGATGGTAGTCAAAGAGAGATAACCTGTTCAATTTGTGGCGGACAAATACTATCTACTTTTACAGGTAGATTATTTTTCTATATAGGTCAATTTTTGCAAAGATTTGAACATATTGTTGTACCTATTGGTGTTATTTTAAACTACTTTAAAGAGCGTGGTGCAATACCTGCAGCTACAGCTTTAAAGACATGTGGTGCTTGTCAAAATAAAAGAAAATTAAAAGATCCGAGTGATGATAGTGCCAAATATGCTCAAGCGGCAAGTATTGCTCAAAGTCTTGCGCCACAAATAGAAGCTGAAGAAGCAAAACTTCAACCACCAGGTGGTAATGTAGTTTTTGTTACTTCAGGTAATATCCATGTTCAATCTGGATTAGACATCAACAAACATAGATCATATCGCATTGAAGAAGGAGGTATTAGAAATAAAGGTGTTGCTATGGCCACAGCTAATTCAAAGTACAGTGCGCGCACATCTGAAGGAGGAACAGCTAAACACGTACAAGGTATACAAGTACCCGCTCTTCCAGGTGGTAATTATACTATAGTTAGTGGTAATAAATTTTCTCTTCTCACTGGTGCACAAGGTGTAGATATTACTACAGGTGGCCCGATTAATATTGATGGGGGCATGACAAGAATAACAGGCCCTGAAGTATCTATTATTACTCAATCAGGGCCAATTAGTATAGAGGGAGATGTTGTTAAATTGAGCGGTAAGAGTATAGAAGTCTCACCATCTGATGGTCATTTATATACCCGAGGAACTATGAGCTGTTCTGGCAATTGTATAGTTGGCGGCCATGCCCACTCTGAGAGTGCTTCTATTGTTAAACTTTCTACAGTAGGCCGTAATGATAACTCAAAAGCAGCATCAAGTAGTAATATATATGGTGGTCCTGCTTTTTGGGGAGGACAAAATACAGAAGGAATTACAGCAGCTTTAAAAGAATTATTAGCTTTTACAACTGTAAGTACAACTCATCCTGTTTTAGTTAAAGAAGTCGGACCTTTATCTTTTAGGTACTCCCAAACACTTAATGACAATTTTTCAAATTTAGCCTATATGTTAAGACCTCGGGAACTTGTACAAACAGGAGTAGCTCTTTTAGGTGAATATGAATTACCTGTTTATAACTATCCACACGTACATGCTATGCCTGATCAACCTCATAGTCATGGTATGAGAGTACCTGACATAGATTGTACTGCAGAACATTCAGAGCAGCTTCGTGGTATGTTTAGTGATAGTTCTGGTCATGCACCAATACATAGAAAATCAACATCTTTAATTGATGTACTTTTAGCTCTTTGGGAAATAATATCAGCTGTATGGGTTTCTACTGGTAAGCAATTATTAGAAGGTAATTATAAAAAATAAATTATTTGTTTATTTCAACAAAATGATTTATAAGTTTTTTAGCTATTTCAATAGGCTCTTTTTTAATTTGTTCTATTGTTATTGATCTAACAATTTCTGAAATTTCTATATTTTTACGGGCTAAATTTATATCAATAAAATCATTTTCTAAAAGATTAAATGAAAGAGGTTCAGAAGTTTGTTCTTGTGCTTTTATTGAAAAAGCAGATACAGCACTAAGAGAGGACTGAGTACATTGATCTGCAATTTGATTTATTTTTTCTGTTAAATCTTCTAAATTAAAAGTATCTGGAGATTTAATATCATTAATTGTTTTAAAAACATAACCCTTACCAAATAAATCATACTTTAATTTTTCATACGGGTTTATTGGGACCCCGCTTAAAGACTGTGTTTGAATAGCTGAAAGAAGTTCCGCAAATAAAGGATTATATTGTGAAAGGTTTTGTAATAAAGAACTTGACATTTGTTTTATAAATGTTGTTTGTTCGTTAGTAATATTAGAATTTAAATCCATATTACTAATTTATAGTAAAAACTACAAAGATCCAACTAACAAAACATCTCTCCTAAGAAACCTTCCCACTTTTCATGATGGGCTGCTATATCTGGCTGTTTATTCGATTTATACACGGATTTAGAGAGATTACGGTAAAACGTGGGAGAGGGTGCTCCGTGACGCGAGAATCTATGTTCTAACGCTTTATAAAAGAAGGATAATGATATAAGTGTCTTACTTGCAAGTGTTAACGGATCATCTTTATGTAAATAGGGTAAAGGATCATGTTCATCCAACATTTGACAAACAGTAATAGCTACTCTATGACATTCATCCTCAGAAGAAGCAAATCGAGCTGTTAAACATACTAAACAAACTATATCAACAGGATTAGAGTTTAAAAATTTATCTGATTTTATAGTAATTTGTTCACCAATAGCCTGACGTAATGCTGTGTGAAGTGAGTTATCCTCTTTGTAAAAAGACCGAATCTTATTACAATCATCTGGGTCGTAAAGCTCGTCAATGAGAGCGTTCACATATATACTTATTTGTGCCCGTGATTATTTTGTGGTAAATTTGCTGCTCTTATCTCTTTGAATTTGTGAGTAACGTATCTACAGAGCTCAGAACGAACAATGTCCTCTTCAGTTAACTCAGCACAAATAATACCCTGCTCAATTGACTCATCGTTATTAAAAGCGTCATAAACTTTTGTAAAGCCAGATTTACCATTAGGGAGGTCGGACTGCTCTGGGTCACCGCAAATAATAACTTTTGCAAACTCCCCCATACGAGTCATAAGAGTATTGAGCTCGGCAATAGTTAAATTTTGAGACTCATCACAGCAAATAAATTTCGCAGCAAAGTGCAAACCTCTTGCATAGTTAATAGGACAGATAACAAATCGATTATCTTTTTCTAGTTTATCAATTTGAGGTTTAGGTAAGAGCTCTTCAAATTTGTGATTAAAAGGAGCTAGATAAACACCAAATTTATCGGTAATGTCTCCAGGAAGATATCCTAATTTTGAATCCGCTGATTCAACTGCTGAACGAATTAAGACAATATCAGACACTCTTCTCTTTTGTAATAACTGAAGTCCAAGATACATTGACAATATAGTCTTAGATGTACCTGCAACCCCTTTAAGGAATAATACTTTACATCTCTTATCGAGAAAAAGCTCTATTAATGCTTTTTGTTTTTCAGTCCATGGAAGTTCTCTTATACTGAGGTCATAGTTAATTTTCTCCCTTTGAAACACGTATGGTGAAGTGTCAGGGACCGGCACCGTATTGCTCTCGGTTTTGCTTACTGCTTTGCGAGAGCGCTTACTTTTGCTCATGCTATAATATTTATT